GGTTGGGCATGCCAAAGGCAAAGCCGGGGGCATCCTTGGCCTTTTTGCCGGCGCCGCCCAAAAACCCGGCAATGCCGCCGGCGGTGGGCTTGCCGGCGGCTGGCGTCTTGCCCGCCGCCATGGCGTCGAGGATCTGCTGCCCGCTCTTGATGTTGGCGCCGCCGCCCTGCGTGCGCATCCAGTGGATGATGCTGCCCGGCTTGGCGTCGAGTTCTTTTTCAAGCGCGCCGCCGAGCTTGTTGACCATGTCGACCATGGGCGAGAGCACGCGCGTGACCAGCCCGCCGCCCAGCGTCTTGAATTTTTCCCAGCGGTCGTTGAATTCATCGGCGCGCTTCGCCGATTCGGTGGTGACGCCCGATAATTCCTTGCCCTGGCGCACCATTTCCTCGATGGCCTTGCTGCCTTCGGAGAGCAGCGGCGCGGCGGATTCCCAACCCTTGCCCAGCGCTTCGGCCGCGACGGCGGCGCGTTGCTGCGGATCCTCGATCTGGTTAAGCACATCCGCCAGCTGTCCGAATGCCTGCAGCGGGTCCTTGGCGGTGATACCCAGCGCGCGGAATTTCTCGCTGTTCTTGCCCATTTCCTTCGCCAGCTTGTCGATGCTGCTGACCGTGCCGTCGAGGTCTGAGCCGGATTGCCGCGCGGCATGGCCGATGCCGGCCAGGGTTTCGACCGTCAGGCGGCTGGTTTTCGACAGGTCGTTGAGGTGATCCTCATAGTCGATGGTGGATTTCACCAGCATCCCCAGTGCGCCGGCGCCGGCCACGGCAGCGAAAGCCGGGCCGAGCCGCATGCCGGTGCTGATCAGGCTGCCGAAGCCGCCCTGCAGCGACTTGGCGGCGCTGTCGATGTTGCGCAGGACGCCGCTGGCCTGGTCCTTGGCGCTGATGATTACTTCTACTTTTGGGCTAGCCATGTTCGCGTTTTCGGATTTCCAGGTATGCCATCCAGCCGTCGAATTCGTCCACCGTCATTTCCAGCACATCGGCCACTTTCATATGCAGCCGGTCGGCCAGCGCATATGCCCGGATCAGATCCGGGCTGGCCATCAGTTTTTTTCCGCTTCCTTCTCGCCGGCGTTGCTGACGATGGCCGACGCGACCCGCTCGACCACCATGGGGTCGCACTGGGTCAGCAGCGCGCGCTTGTCCTCCAGGTCGAACATCGGGCGGCCATCGGCGTGGCGCGCTTTCAGCACCAGCACATGCGCCTGCGCGGCGACGCTGCCTTCGGCCTGGCTGCGGTTGACAATCAGCTGCTTTTCGGCGAGCGTGAGCGGCGAGAAATACACCACCAGCGGCGCGCCCTCGTCGCCCCATTCGGGCACCTCGACGTGGCGCAGTTCGCTGGCCGAGAAATGCAGCCGGGCGCGGTCGATGATCGGGTTGGCCATGGGATCAGGCGGCCGTGGAAATGGACAGGGCGCCCGTGCCTTGCAGGCTGACGGATCGGGTGATCATGCCGTTGCTGTCGGGCACCGTCACGCCGATGCTCTGCACCAGGGCCGTGCCGCTGTAGTACTTGTCGCCGGTGCTGGCGCCTTCGGGGTACAGGTTGAGCGTGACCGATGCGCCAATGGTCAGCGCTTCCTGGCCGGTGCTGTCGGTTTCGTCCCACAGACAGTTGACTTCGGCGGTCCAGCTCGACCGGCCGGCCTTGAAGGTGCTGGCCGAGTCGTTCTGGCTGCTGTCCTCGACCATGTTGGCGGTTTGCGATACCGACCAATCGCGCACTTCCGCGACGGTATCGGTGCCGAGCTTGACCAGTCCTTCGCTGCCGGTATGGGTTGCCATGTTGAAACTCCTATAAGGGTGATTGCGGGCTGCCTTCGGCAGCGATCCATTCGACCCGCACCGTCACGTCGGCATTGCCGGCGCGGCGGTCCAGATCATCTGAAAACGATTTATCGACCGATTCCACACGCACATCGCGGGCCTTGCCGCCCAGCGTGCGGTTGGCATACAGCGCGGCCTCGATCTCGGCCAGGCTGGTATTCAGCACGGTTTTGGCATCGGCGTCCTTGCAGGCGATGCGCACCGTGAAGTCGACGCTGCGCAACTGCGTGCGCGGCGGCTTTTGCGTCTGATAGACAATATCCTCGCGGCCATCGTCCAGCACGCGCAGCGCGGGCAGGTTGGCCTCGGGAATGGGCGTCAATTCGTCGGCATACACATGCGCGCCGGTACTCGCCAAGCCGGTCAGGGCCGTGACCAGCGCGCCGTGTATCTGGGTGATGCCGTGGCTCATCGCTGCAGCACCAGAATGGTCATGCCGGTGCCATCGGGGCGCACTTCGGTGACGCTGTAGGCCGTGGCGTTGATGGTGATGCTGTCGTCGACATCGACGCTGCTGACATCAGCGCTCGCGCACATGAAAACCGGCGCCGTGCCGGGCACCAGGCTGAAGGCGTCCTGATAGGCGTTATCGAAGATGCCGCGCACCGTGGCCGCACCGACCGTGGCATCGGTGCCAAAGTCGGTGAAGAACGGTGCGCGGTCCTCGACGAATGCCACGGTGCGCTATCAGTCAGCGATGGCCGAGGTGGCGATCGGGCTGGCGTAGCGGGCGCCGTGCAGCAGGTAGGACACCTGCCCCACCGCGTTCGCCATGAGCAGCGAATCGACACGCACGCAATCGAAGCCGTTGGCGACATCCAGATCCGCCGCATCCACTTCGATCACGTACATGAGGTTCTTGTTGTCCGTGGTGTCGGTGGTGAAGGTGTTGCTGGATACCGTGGTTTCGACCAGGGTGTCGCTGGCGCCGGTGTCGATGTTGGCGTACATGGTGTCGAAGGCCAGGGCCTTTTCGCCGGTGCCGGCCACCGCGGTGGCTTGTTTCAGCGTGATGGCGCCGCCGGTGACGGTGGTGGCGTTGTCCACGGTGATGAAGATGGTGCAGCCGGCGTAGCCCTTGAGGGATACATAGTCACAATCGCCGTTGGTGGTGGCCAGCGCGCCGATGATCGGCGAGCCTTGCACGAACTTGACGATATCGACCAGTCGTTTTCCTTCCATGATCTATTTCCTTTCAGTTCGGGCGGCCAGACTGCGCCGCCCTTGGGTTCAGGGTCGCCGATTACGAACGGGTGGCCAGGGTGACGAAATGGCTGCGCGTCGAGCTGCCGTTCTTGGCAGAGACTGCAGCCGCCAGGGCCGGTTGGCCGTCCATGCGGAACACCAGGCGGAATGCCTGCACGTCCTGGTCAAACCAGAGGTGCATCGAGGTGGCGAATTCCGCGCCGCCGCCCTTGGTGATGGCGCGATAGCCGCTGAAGTTGCCCAGGATGATGTCGCCGCGGGTGCCCAGCGTCTGGCAGGCGTCCGATTCGATGATCGGGCGGCCCAGCAGAAAGCCGTTCGGGGCGGACTTGAAGCCCTCTGAGGGCGGCGTCCAGATCGGCTGATTGCCGATGGTGAGCTGCATGATCTGGTTGACTGCATCCGGGTGCACAATCCACGCCAGGTTGCTGCCGGCGCCCTTCAAAACGCGGCCGTACATCTTGCCGATGTTGGCCGAGTTGATGGTGGCGGCGGTTTGCGCGGCTTCGGCGGCCTGCGACACCGTCGATGCGGCGGTCATGACGCCCAGCGGCTGGCCTGAGCCGGTGCCGTTGATGATGGCGTCGTTGACCTTCCAGTCGACCGCTTCGCCCATCTTGCGCAACAGGTAGGACGACATGGCCGGCGCATCGGCGAGCAGTTCGTCGGTGGCGGCGACCAGCACCTTCAACTTGCGCAGGTACAGTTCGGACGTTTTCAGGCTGGCCTTTTTCGGCGTGGTCTGGTTGGCTTCGCCTTCCCAGCCGGCATAGATGCCGGTGCTGCCCCAAGGCGTGGTTTCATCGCTGGGGAAGCGCATGCTGTTGCCCGACACGGGGGTCGAATCACAGCGCGAGAGCAACGATTCCTGCGCGTAGGCGATGCTGGAAATTTCGCTGGCGAAAGCCGGCGGCACCGCAAACCCGCCGTCGGTGCCGACGCCTTCGTTGCTGTAGGTGCTGACCGCGCGCTGCATGCGGGTGACATCGGCATCGCTGGCGCGGCCGGTGGTCATGCGCACGACCAGCGAGGCAAAGTCGCCGATGTTGCGGAAGCCGGCCTTTTCGTCCAGCTTCTGGTTGTCGGTGACTTGCGGTCCCTTGCCGAAAGGCAGGGGCGCCGGTGCGGCGGCACGGCGGGCCTTGAGGATTTCGCCCTGCAGTTCGGCCAGCGACTGGCCGGCGCTGATGGCCTTCAAGGCCAGTTCGGGGCCGTTTTCTTCCTTGTGCTCGGCGCCCAGGGCGATCAGGTCGCTGACGCGCTTCTGCTCTGCGGCACGGGCCGACTCTGCGGCGCGCGTTTCAGCGGCGCGCAGATCGTCGGCGATTTGTTCGGGGGTCTTTTCCATGGTGCGTTTCTCCATGAGGGGTTGAGGGGTGAGAATCACCGGGCTTTCTTCCATCGAGCGACCGACGCCCACCGTGGGGTCGGCCGGCACCGCACACAGCGTGACTTCGTAGGGTTCCCAGTCGGTTACGCGGTAGGTTTCGACGGCCTTGTCGCCGGTTTCCACCAGTTGCGCCTTGTGGATCAGATAGCCGACGGATACGTTCTTACGGATGCCGTCCAGTACGTCCTGATAGACTTCCTCGGCGCGCGCGCTTTTCCCAAAGCGAACGACGGCGCGACCTACCCGGTCACTGTCGATGCGTACCGATTCCACCACCCCGACGATGTCTGTCGCGTTGTGATCACACAGCAGCGGCCCGCCCGATTTCAGGCGGCCCAGCCGTACCGACTTGCTGCCGTGGTCGAGGATTTCACGCCCCCACCAGCGGTCATAGGGTTCCTCGGAAGAAAACGCGAGTTCGATGGTGCGGTTGGCCTGGTCGACACTGGCGCGGTCGAATGCGAAACTGCGCTCGACGCGGGTGCCGGGTTTCAGGGTTTTTTGCGCATTCATCGTCATGTCGTATCCCGTGGAATCTGCAAGTGCAGGCGTAGATTCCCAAATTGCAGGGACACGAATAAGGCAAGCGATGTCCGAATTACAGGACCGACATCAGCAACAGCAGCGCCTCGCTGTTTTCGGCCTTGCGCTTGCGCGGCTTCGGGTTGAACAGCGTGGGCGATATCCACGCCATGCCGCCACCGCCGGCGCTGTCGGGTGATTCGCCATCCAGTTCGAGATACGCCTGCGCGGTGCTGATGCCCGCGCTGCTGCCGGATAGCCAGGCGACGGCGGACATCGTTGCGGCGGCGCTGGCGCTGCCGGCGATGGTGCCGCGCAGGGCATTGGGGTCGGTGGCCTGCTGGCCCCACGCATCGCCCCACGCATTGCCCCAGCTATCGAGCCAGGACGATGCCATTTATGCCGGCCCCCATTCGGTGCCGCTTTGCCCGTCACCGCTGACGGCGTAGTCGTTGACTTTGCGGATGTCCGCATGAATCGGCGCGGATTGTGCGGCGGCGATCACCGCGGCGGCCAGGTTTTCCGGCGACAGGTCGGTGAAGGGGCTGATGCTGCCGGACAATGCGCCGGTGGCATAGCGCACGGCACTGGCGGTGCAGCTGCCAGACGCTTCGCCGGATAACCAGCCCGCTGCGGTAGCGGTGGCGCTGGCCGTGGCGCTGGCGGTGCCGCTTGCCGAAAGACCTAATGCGGCGTTGATGCTGCCGCTGCCGCTGGTGCTGCCGGCTGCCGTGCCCGCCAGATTGACCACCAGCTGCAGTGTGGCGCTGGCCGTGGCGATCCCGGCGTTGCTGGCGGCAATGTTGCGGCCATCTGCCAGCGACAGCGTGGCCTCGGCCCTGCCCTCGGTCATGAAATGCGAACCGAGGCCGCCGGCCTTGGGGGCCAGCACATAGGCGGCCTCGGTATTGGTGCCCTGCGGCCAGGCGCTGCGGTCAGTGACGCCGCTGACGACGTGATCGCCGACATAGAATTTTTGGTAAAGCTGCGGCCGGCCAAAGCGCCCGAGCGGGTTCATGTACGCCGCCCCCAGCACCATGGTCTGGTTGCGGTTTTCCTGCGCAAAATTGGCCAGCAGCATGCCTTAATTCCAGACGAAATTGAGGTACCCGGAAAAGGCGGAACTGGCCGGCGTGGCGACGCCGGACCCCCAAACCCAGTAGAGCGCCGCGCCGTCATAAATGCGCGGCAGGCTGGGGATACCAAACATGAAATTCTGCTCTGCCGCCAGCCCCAACGTCGAGAGAGGGATCTGCGCCAGCTCGCGGATCAGTGCCACGGTATATTCGCCCGACACATAGCTCACGCTGTTTTGTATCGAGTCGATCTGTGCAATGCCCGAGTCGCCGGCCTGCTGCGGCATCATGTAATTGTATTTGCCGGTGCCGGTGGCGCCGGTGTAGATAATGTGGCTGTTGCTGGCGGCAGTCTTGCCGATAGGCAGCACCGTCGGCGTGGCGCGCGAGCCTGCCTGTGCGCTGTTGGTATAGCCAAGCGACAGGTTAGGCGTGGCCGCGCCAAGCGCCGTGGCGTTGCTGTTGAAAATGATGGCCTGCACGCCGGCGCCGTTGGTATAGCGCGGCAGCAACCAGGTGACGGTATGCGTGCCGGTGCCGGCGTCGGTGATGTTGATGACCGTGCCGGCGATGGCGTTGGCGTAGCTTGTCGCCAGCTTGAAGGTGGTGTCGGATACGCGCACGAAATAATAATCGGTGGCCGTGGCCAGCCCGCCCGGCAGTGTGGTGCTGGTGGTAAGGCGCACGCGCGTGCCGGTGAGCAGGTTGCTCGGTATGTTGGCCGTGCTGGTCCAGGTGCAGAGGTCGGACGAAGCGTCGGCGGTGAAGGTATCCGACTGGCCGAGCGTGTTGGCAGTCGATTGCGCGGTGGCGGTGGTGACCGAGGTCACGCGATAGAACCCGATCACATCCACCAGCGCCAGCGTGCCCGGCACTACGGTCGCGGCGGCCGAGACAGCAGCCGCCGACAACAGGTATTTGTAGTAACTCGGCTGCACACTGCCGCCGTGCTGGATGACACCGGCCGAGGCGGTGCTGTCTTTTACCGCCTGGAATGCCAGATTGGTACCCGCATTAAAAATCGCGTCGGCGCCGGGGTTGCCTGCGCCACGAAACAGCGTATGCCATTCGTTAGCCACAGCGGCGGCGGTCGGGTTGAAGTTCTTTCCCCAGTTGGCGCGATAACTCTGCCCATTGGCCAGGGCGGCGATAAGCTGGTCGTTGCTTGAAATTCCGGGCATGGTGTGGCTCCTAAGTCCAAAGGGTGCGCATTGCGCCGCGCAGTGCTACGCCCGAAAGCGAGCCATTGGGCAGCGCGATGGCGCTGATAAATGCGTCGTCCTGCACTTCTTCAAGTTCGCCGGCAAAGAGCAGCGGATCCTTGTCATACGGGGCATCAATGCCGCGCACCTGCGTCCATAGCAACGGCTTCACCAGCACCAGCGCGAAAAATCCGGTGTCGGCGCCGTTCATGGTGACCGACTCGACCGAGCGCACGCCCTTGTCGTCGTCTTGCAATGGCAGGAATGGGTGGCCGCCGCTTTGCGTGGTGCGCGACGAGGTGGTGATCGTGCCGGGCGCGGCGGCGGTGTTTTGCGTCACGTTCGGCGTGGTGCGGCCGGCAACGCCGTCGCTGTTCGTATAACTCACGCTGAAAGTCTGCCCGCCGGTACGCGATGAGATGGTCACGGCGATCATCTGCACGCCATCGCCGTCGGTATAGCGCGGCAAGGTAATGGTGTTGTCCATGACTTGCGGGGCGGTGTTGCCGTCCTCAATGCTGGGGTAGTACAGCAGGTAATCGCAAAAAATCAGCGACATCGGCAGCGGCGTCGCCGAAGCGCAGGCAACGCGCATCAGGCGCAGGTATTTCTTCATGCCGAGCGATGCCACCGCGCCACCGTGGAAAATTCCGCCATCGGTGCTTTGTCTGGTCTGCTGCGCAACCAGCGGCGCCGCGTCAAACCATTGTTTGGCCTTGGGGTTGCCGCTTGAGCCGGTCAGGTCGTACCAGATGCCCTGCGCGGTGACCTGGTTGATGTTTTTGACAAACTCATACTGGCGCACGCGCCCCTCAAGCTCGGCATTGACAAGGCGCCGCGTGTTGACCGGACTCATGGTGCAGGCTCGGGTGGCGGTTCTGGCGGTAGTTCAGTTTCATCGGGCGCAACGTCATACGGCACACCGCATTTGCATACGACGCGCTCAGACTCCGCACGCTCGACACGGGTGCGCAGGCCGCACTGCGGGCAGGTGCAGGTGTAGGACATCAATCCTCGGTGATGTCCAGATCGCCGGTCGCAAACTGCGGCTGAATGCCCGACGATACCGCCAGCGATGAGGTGAGCGCGCCGGAGTACAGCAGCTTGCCCGCGCCGGATGAATCGGTGCCGACGCCGAAATGGGTAAGCGTGGCGCCCGATGCGCCGCACTGGGCGAATTGCACCAGGGCGGCATTGCTGACGGCGTTGCCGGACACCGTCCAGCCCGCGCCGCTGCGTGCCACGGCCACGCGGGCATAGTTGGTGTACGCCGTTTCGTTGGTGGTCTGGTCGCCGGCTTCGCCGGGGTCGGCGGTGTGCAGGCTGACGTACAGGCTGCCGGCGGTGGCGCTGTTTTGCAGGCCCGCTGCATCGCCGATGAGCGTGATGTCGGTGTTGTTGAAGATCAGCAGCAGCAGATCGTTTTCAAAGGTGTTGGATTTACTCATGGCTATTCTCCGAAAAACTAAATGTCTGTTTCAAGTTGAGAGGTGGCGCGGATCTCGCCGGTATCGGGGTCGCGGTCGACTTCGCCCGTGGTGCGGCGATCAGGCAGCGACACAATGCTGACTTCGCTCTTTTCCGGCAGGACGGCATCGACCTGCACGTTGACGACCGGCGCTTCGCTGGCCGGTATGATTGCCTCGACACGCACCTCGGCCGGCTGCACGTCGACCTGCACGTTGGCCGGCTGAACATCAACGCGGGTTTCGGGTGTATGCACGGTGACCGCGCCCTGGTGGATGGTGACATTCGGCGCAGCCGGCGCCGGGCGGTCGAGGCTGCGCGCCAGTGCCAGGGTCAGGATGTCGGTGGCGGATTTTTTGGTCTTAGCTTGTCCCGGTGCGCCATCTTCGTCGTCCACTTCGTCGGCATCTTCGACATCGTCGGCCGGGGTGTTTTCCGGTGCGGCGGCGGCCGGTTGCGGGCTGGGCAATGGCACGCCCTTGGCGGTGGCATAGTCGCGGAAACGGGCGATGTCGTCGATCACATCCTCGACATCGACGCCCTGCTGCGCGGCGATGGTGTAGGGGCTTTGCAGGTTGTTTTCGAGCGCGGTGACGCTGGCGTTGATGTCCTTGAGCGGATCGACCCACTGCCAGCGGCGGCCAAGGAATTTGTGCGCGAGAAACTTCTGTTTCTTGATCACGGGCAGCGCCGACCCATTGGGCAGCAGGATGGCGCTGGCGAGCAGTGCGTTATCCAGCCAGCGCGCATAAATCGGGGTGAGCATGTGGTCGATGACCCAGCCCTGCTTCATCATCCAGTGGTCGCGTTCTTCCAGCGTGCCACTGCGTATGCTGCTGAAATTGACGCCTTCGAGGTCGTTGGCCAGCGCGTGATAGGCGACATTGAGAGCGCTGGCGATGTCGCGCTTGGCGGCCTTGATGAATTCGCCATACATCTGGTGCGGGTAGTCGGGGTTGAATGGCTTGAAATCCCAGCCTTCTGGCAGGCTGCCGAACTGGCCGGGGTCGACTTCGGTAAAGGGCACGCCGGCGGCATCTTCGCCATCCTTGACGGCTTCCATGGTGCCCTCGGGATTGACGAAAAATCCCATTTTCGAGGCACCGACGCGCGCGGCAATGATCGCCGCTTCCTGATAGCCTTTCATGTGGTGCATGCGGATCATGGCGGCGTGCATCCAGGGCACGCCGCGCATCTGCTCGGGGTCGTCGCAGATAAAGAGGTGCATGATCTGCCGCGCATCGACGCGCTGCGTGGATCGCGCTTGAGGGTCGTCGCCGTAGCGATTGACGACCAGGTGATAAGCCACGGGCTGGCCGCTGTTGCCGATCTCGACGCCCATGATGATGGCATTCTGCCCGGCGGCGGGGGCGCGGTTCATCCAGGTGGCCAGTCGCTCGATGTCGAGCAGCTGCACCTGGAAACCGTAGGCATTGGCGGCGCCCTCGACGATGCGCAGCAGGATCTCGCCGTCACGTGCCAGGGCGCGCACGCACTGGCGCACCAGGTCGTTGAATGAATGGCGGCCGGTCGGTTCGCAGATGCCGGGCCGGCCCCAGTCGGCAAATGCGGCCTCGATGGCGTTGCGCGCCCAGGTATCGGGCACGGCGCCATCGGCAGCCAGGGATTGCAGGCTGAAACCATTGGGGCCGACGATGTTGGCCTCGACCAATGACAAGAACTTGCGCGCCATGGGTTCGTTCTTGGCCAGGTCGCGCGAGCGGCCGCGCAAGGCGTCGAGATCGCCGCGCAGATCGTTGTTGATGCTTTGCACCGACTGGTTCCATGACGCGGTGAGCCGGTTGTATTGCGCCGCTTCAAAGCGACGCCGGGCAATGCGCGCGGGCAGCAGCCGCGACAGCCAGTTCGGAAAATTCATTTGAACCTCACCAGCAATTTATTTTTCGCAGGCTGCCCGTTGCGGATGCGCTCGTCATTGTTCTCGCCGGCCACCTCGGCCTGCAGCCGGGACCGGAAAGACAGAAAATCGGAAGCGGTGCGGAATTTCATGCGACGCCCGGCGATTTCGTACTCTTGCGTCCAGGCGTTGCTGCCATAGGCCAGCAGCGCGGCATCGACGGCATCCAGCGCCTGCTTGGCATTGCTGCGCGTGTCGTACCCGCTGGCCTGTGCGGAAAGGTTGACGTCGACAATCAGTTGCTGTTGGCCGACATCGTGCCGGTCGGTGCCATCATCGACCCAGGACAGCAGGGTATAGGTGCCGGCCGTCCAGGTGGCGGTGGTGCCCTTGGATACCTCGACCAGGTGGTCGTCGCCCGAGGCGGTGGCGGTGATGTCGTACTTGCCGGCGCTGTTGATCAGCCGGTAATACAGCACCCAGCCCTCACTGGCCGGGAAGGCTTCCAGCGTTTTCAGCCAGGTGAGCGTATTGCCCGCCCGGAAGCGATCCGGCTCGGTGGTCGGGATTTCATAGGCCATAGGCTGAAGCATGGGCCATGGCGCGGACACGAATAAGGCAAGCGATGTCCGTCAGAAGATGACGCGCCGGATCTGCTTGGTCGAGAGGTTGAAGCGCCGCGCCAGCCGGCCAATGTCGCGCTCGCCAGCGTCCCAGGCGGCCTGTATCGCGTCGTTGCGGGCAATGCGCCGCGATTCGTAGTCATGGGCAATATAGGGCCGGTCGCCGCCCCAGTTTTCGCGCACCTTGCGCTCGATGCGCAGGGCCAATTCTTCCGAAATGCCGACCACCTCCGCCACCATGCGCAACGTGTCGCGGATCGGGTCGTCTGCCCGCATCAGCCCCACTGCCTCACAAAGCTGCGCCGTTTGCGCGGGGGGGCGGTGCGCGGGCTTGTTTCGGCAGCATCGGTGGCGGCGGTTTTTTGGACGGCGGCGGCACGCGCATCCAGGTCGATGCCGGCCAGCCGCAGGGCGGCGAGGCTGATTTTCTTGCAGTCGAGCGCTTCGTTGCGCGCGCGGGTCTGTACCCATTCCGCCAGGGGCCGGCCGCCGCGCATGCGCGTGACGAGTTTTTCGGCGGTGAGCTGGGCGAAATATTCGTCGTCGAAAGCCGGGTGACTGGGGAAGTGCATATAGCCGGGGCCGGCTTCGGCCAGTTGCAAGCGGCTGTAAATCAGCGCCTTGGCCTGGTCGTCGCCGAGCAGGTGCACGGTGATGCCTTTCTTGCGCTGGCGGCGCAGGCGCTGGCGGCGGATGCGCTCATCCTCGACAATCGGCCGATAGGCGCCTGGCATGCCCTTGACGGCAAAGCACCAGCGCCGGGTTTTGGCGAATTCATAGACAAAAGTGGTGTTGTAACCGGCGTCGATCGCCACCGCATCGGGCGCGGCTTCGTCGAGCAGCACGGCGAGGTCGGCCCATACCTCGGGCTGTGCGGTGTCGCCGGGCAGGATGATGTGGTCGAGCGTCCAGTTTTCCTCGCCGACGGCCCAGCCGTCGAGCGTGATTTCAAGGCGGTCCTTCTGCACGTCCACGCCGGCCGTTTTGGCGAGGAGGGGCAGCGGCTCGGGGTAGGCTTCCAGCCGCGCCATGAGGCCGGTGGCATCGACCTGCAGGCCCTTTTCCTCCCAGGTTTCGCCGAGCACGGTGTTGACGAACTGCTTGAGCTTGGAAACATCGCCCTGCGCGCGCAGCCATTTTCGCGCGAGTTCCAGCCAGGTGTGGCCCAGCCCGATGGCGGAATACAGGCCGTTGATGTGGTAGCCGCGCACGCGGCGCTCGGGTTGCGCGGCGATCCAGCGCCCGGCGGCGAGCATGGCGGGCTTGTGGTGTTCGTCGATCTCGACGCCGCAATGCGCGCACACGTACCAGGCGCGCGTGACTTCATCGCCCTGCACCGACCAGCGCAGGTGGTCCCACACCAGCGGCTGGTACTCGTTGCAGTCCGGGCATGGCAGGTGGTAGCGGCGCTGGTCGGAGAGCGCATATTCCTGCTCGATGCGGCTCGCATCCTTGACGGTGGGCGATGAGAGCAGCAGCGTTTTGCGGCGCGGAAAGGTTTTTTGCCGTTCTTCGATCAGGCCCAGCGGGTCGCCTTCCTTGCCCACCTCCCATGGGAAGCGGTCCAGCTCGTCGCAGACCACGTAGCGGATCGGCATCGAGGCCAGCGAGGCCGGCGAGTTGGCGCCACCGATCACCAGGATGCCGCCGGGAAAATCCTTCATGTCCTCGCTGTTCGCGGTATCGCGCTTGCTGCGCGCATTGAACAGCCGCGCCAGCGTGGGCGTGTCGGTCAGCATCGGATCCAGCCGCTGCTTGACCCAGCGCCGCCGCACTTCCAGCGTGGGCAGCACCACCAGCATCGGCGCCGGGGCGTGGTCGATCACATAGGCCAGCCAGTTCAGCGCCATTTCGGTCTTGATGATCTGCGCGGCGGCCATCAGCACCACCTTCTGCACCGGCGAGTAATACGACAGCGCATCCATCGGCTCGCGCGCATAGGGCGTGCGTGAGGTTTTCCACTGGCCCGCCTCCGATGATGCCTTGGTCGAAAGCATGCGATGCGCATCCGCCCACTGCGACACCGACAGCCGCTGCTTGGGCCGGCAGGCGGCGGCGACGGCTTCGAGCAGCGCCGCGCGGCCGGAGGGGTTAAGGGGGGCGTTCACTACGCGGCAGTCCTTTCCGCCGCGACATCGGCGAAGCTGCGGCCATCGCCTTCAAGCGTGGCGGCGCGGCCGGTGTAGTCCTGCCAGCGGCGCACGGCGACGTCGACATGCTGTGGGTGCATTTCCATTGCGTAACATGCCCGCCCGAGCATTTCGGCGGCGATGATCTGCGGGCCGCTGCCGGAAAATGGCTCATAGCAAACGTCTCCCGGCTTGGTATGGTTCTCGATGGGTCGTGTGAATAGTTCCACCGGCTTCGGCGTGGCATGGTTGAATTCTTTGCGCTCGGCCTGCGTGACGTTGCCGACCTCCCAGATCGTCGTCTGGTTGCGCGGGCCGTAGAATTCTGGGCGGCTGCCTTGCCGCCAGCCATAAAAACACAGCTCATGCTTCCAGTGGTAATCCCCGAACCCCAGCAGCAGCACAGGCTTGACCCAAATAATCTGCCGGTGAATTAAAATTCCAGCAGCAGCAGCAGCAGCAGCAGCAACATACGTGCCTTGTGTGAGCATTGGATGCCAGAAATAATAGGCAGCGTGGTCGTCCATGACCGGCGCTGCAGCCACCAGCATGCGTTCCAGAAATTCCTGCATTTCCGCGCCGCCGGTCAATTCATCATTCGCCACACGGGGCTTCGCCACACCGGGATTCGGGCGCTCGGCGTTATCGTAGGCAACCCCATAGGGCGGGTCTGTATTCATCAAGCGCGCCTTGCGACCATTCATCAGCCGCGCCACGCTGGCCGCGTCGGTGCTGTCGCCGCATAGGATGCGGTGGTTGCCGAGCAGCCACACGTCGCCGGTTTTCGACACGGCCACCTTCTCGACCGGCGGTGCCTGGTCGGCGTCGGTCTTGCCGGCGCCGGGCGGATCGGCCATCAGGTCGGCCAGTTCGTCGGCGTTGAAGCCGATCAGGTCGAGGTCGAATTCCATGGCCTGCAGGTCGTTCAGTTCCAGCCGCAGCATGGCCTCGTCCCAACCGGCATTCAGCGCGAGCTTGTTGTCGGCGATGATGTAGGCGCGTTTCTGCGCGTCGGTGAGGTGGCCCAGGCGGATGCACGGCACTTCGGCCATGCCCAGCGACTGCGCGCCCATGACGCGGCCATGGCCGGCGATGATGCCGCCGCCGGCGTCGATGAGCACCGGGTTGGTGAAGCCGAACTCGCGGATGCTGGCGGCGATCTGCGCCACCTGCTCGGCGCTGTGGGTGCGGCTGTTGCGTGCGTAAGGAATCAGCCCGGCGGTGGGCAGTATTTCGATGTTCATTGCATGGCCTCGGGGGAAAGCGCGGCGGTGATGCGCGCGGAATAATCGGACAGGAATTGCTCGAAGTGTTCGACCAGGACGGCGTGCGCCTGCTCGGCATCCTTGGCGGCGGCGATCTCGGCGGCGAGCTGCGGCACCGCATTCTCGATGGTGGCGCGCAGCCAGATGCCCAGCTCGGTGCCAGCGCGCGCCACGGCGTCGGCATCGACCAGGCGGCCGATGGCCTTTTCGTATTCAGCTTTGGCGGCCAGCGCCTTGTAATGCTCGTTGACGGCGCGCGCTTTCTGGTAGCCCATAGCGACACGGTCGCCGGCGTCGCCGCCAGCCTGCCCCGCTGGCGGGTTTTCGCCGCCCGGATGGGGCGACGACATGCCCGAGGCGGTATTCGCGGCACCGGAGGCGATCCTGCCCGCCGCGTGGCGCGCCGCCACGTCGTCGCGGTTCGGGTCGCGGGTTTCCTCGATCCGCGCCAAACTGGCCGCAACATCGACCCGCGCGCCGTGCGGCGTTTCAACC